TGCTAGGCGCGGACTTAGATATACACCTGCGGTAATACCTAGTGCGCTGAGAGCTGTGGTTCCGTCTTCTAGCAACACACGACCGTCTGGGCCTGATGAATCTCCAGGAGTTCCATCAGCTGCTGAACGACCATCGGAATAGATATACAATCTGCCACTGATGGCCTGTGCATTTACACCTTGGATATTCGCTGCATTAATGGCTGTGGCTATCGCCGCAGTGGTTCCTGAACCACTGATTAGACTGTTGTTGACATAAAAATTGTAAGTGACTGAACCACTTACTGCTGTACCGCTAACCACTGGCCAACTGGCTGACCATTCGTTTGAACCAACCAGCACCCATTCGCCTGCATCAACGGCAGTACCGCCGCCGCCAATACCACCGTTACCTGCTGATTTATAGTAGATCCTTGCGTATTCTTGTTCTGTGCCATAACTTCCGTCACCTTCCACTGTGCGGAATACCACTGCATAGTCACCGATCTTGCCTACAGCTTCTCTTGGTACGTCGCCTGCGATCTTAGATGGCCAATCTGCATCTGTGAGCACAGTTGGAACCTTGTATGTGAATTTCTGTCCGCCTGCCACTGTGGCAGCAGCACCGTTCCACTCTTGAATACCCCAGGTTGTGGCCTGTGTATCAATCCACCACTGGCCGTTTGTGGGATTCGCTCCCGGGGCGTCAGTCTGTGCTTCTAGTTCATCTAGGTCGACGTCTGCTCTCACGATGAAAGCAGCATTGCTTACACCTAATAAACTGTAGGCTGTAAGCAGTCCGTATTCGTTGCGCTCTGAACCATGTACAGGAGTAGCACTGGCTGTTTTCTCAAAGAATGGAACGCCGAATGTTTCTGTAAGTTCTCGCTGGCTGGTTATCTTAAAGGCCTTGCCAGCATTGGCCGCTGTGGTACCTAATGCAGTGCCTGTGCCTGCACCATTGGTTTTATCTTGCGCTGTTGCTACTACGATAAGAGGTGTGGTACCAGGTTCTGCTGGTGTATAAAAACTCTCGTCGATTACCGTAACTTGTACGCCTGGTGATTGTAGTGCCATCCCATTTTCTCCTGGTAATAGTTGCTCATAATATTTAGCCGTGCGCAACAAAAATGGATGGTTAATACAAGGTCAAAAGGGGTGGAAAAGGTACAGAAGCGTTAAATATCTGTATGCGACCATTATGCAAGTGCGGTGCAAGACCCTGTGCTGTGAACTACAAGAAAAATTCCAAGACCTATTACAGAAGTCTTTGTGAAATCTGCTTGACTCATGGTGTATATGCAGGAGTACCACGGTGGTTGCGCAGTGGCTATAAGATGAAATCTCAATGTGAGAAATGCGGATTCAGGTCGCCGCATGCGGAAGTATTTAGAGTGTTTCACATGGACGGCAATTTAGACAACTGTCGTCCTGCGAATCTAAAAACTGTATGTCTAAACTGTGCTGGCGTTTTGAGCAAAGAGGGAGTCACTTGGCGTCAAGGTGATCTCGTTGCTGACTATTGATTTCACTGTGTCGTAGAGCTCGTCTATGCTGTGATCGTTGATCAAGACATGATCAAACTCTGTGCCTACCCAAGCAGTTTCCGAAGCGTGTATCTTTCTCATTTTGAGATCTTGGTGTGCCCAATTATAGCCTTGATTAGCTGCCACGGCAGTATCATACCACTCAGGCAATGGACCACGTTGTACCCAGATGATTCTGCCACCTGCATTACGTATACTGGTAATTTCATTAGGAAAACGACAGTCTGAGATTACCACATGATCCTGTGAATTTCGTAGTTTGTTTTCTAGGCTGGCTATCCATATGTCATCATGGAAGGATTTTCTACAGACTTCTGTGCCCCAATATTGCAGGACCCATCGAGGAGTCAGTGTAGGCATGTCCAGTCGTTTGGCCCACCACGGATCCACCTGCTCTCGCCATTCACGTGCGGCTTTGGTACGACCTTCCAGCATGGTTCTGTCCCAACCAAATACTGCTGCTACCGCATCTTTCAGTGTGCTGGCAAATGATTCTCGTCTAAATTCGTGAAAGTTAACTAGATAGTCTGCGACTGTGTCCTTGCCGCTGCCAATAAAACCACATACCCCTATAATCATAAATGTCTCCTTACAAAGACAGTATACTATAGATCAATCACGGAGTCAAGAGTTTTTAGCCAATTACGAAAGAATAACCACTGCCGCCGGGCACTAGTTTCATTAGATCATCCACTAGTTTTTCCATTTCTGCAGTAGCTTCAGTTTTCATGGCAGCACCGTTGAGACCTGATCCGCCCTGTGGTCCTGCTATCTGTGCGAATTTTTCGCGAGCCTGGCCCAGCATCATCTTGCAGTTGGCCAAGGTATAGTCCTTGATCCACTGTCCAGAATACACGTCATCTATGATGGCAAAGTCTGGTTTGGTGTTATAGACCTGTAGCATCACTGACTCTTCACCCCTAGGTCTTTGATGTATGATCAATTTATGGCTCTGCGGATGCCATGTGAAGTTTATAAAAGACCCAAACATCTTACCTACCAGTTCCTGATATTGTGAGAATAATTCATATGTGGCTAATCCGCCCATGTTGGTAGAACTTAGCAGATAGGTATTAGAGTAGGCCAAGTTAAATGGTTCGAATACTGTGCCCCCAGTACCGTTGCCAGTTCTAGATCCCACTGAACGACGGAATATCTGACGAACCTGTTGTATTTCTTTAGGCAGGATATATTCGTTGACGCTTTCGGTTAGTGTTAGAAAACAATAGCTTTCCTCTACGGCGTTGTCGCTGCGCTGTCGAAATACCGCTAGGCTGCGGTTAAGTGCTGTTTCGTAGTGTATAGGGTCTAGTTCTATGTCGATCATGCCGTCGCCCAGCATGGCCTTACAGTAGTCGAAAACCTGTTGTTTTGCTTGATCAGTTGTGCTCATGATAGTATTTATCGCAGCGGTAAATATATGACTATGCCAAGACTCAGTCTCTACCGGCCTCAAAAAGGCAATGATTATAAATTTATCAATAATACCGTTTGGGAAATGTTCCAGGTTGGCGGCACGGATGTGCTGGTGCACAAATATCTTGGGCCCGATGCTGCGGTACAGGGTAACACACCTTCTACGCCCACATACAATACAGACGATCCTTTTAACATACAGGATCTATTGTTCTTAGAAAATCGTGATCGTAAATATGATCCAGACGTTTATCTGCTGCGCGGGGTGTACAATCTTTCAGACATAGATTTCAATCTCAGTCAATTTGGACTGTTTCTACAGAACGACACTATTTTTATCACCTTCCACATCACAGACACTGTGGAAAAAATCGGTCGTAAAATCATAGCAGGTGATGTGATAGAACTGCCGCATCTCACTGACGAGTATGCTCTGAATGATCTGCAGTATGCGCTGAAAAGATTCTATGTTATAGAAGAAGTTTCTAGGGCTGCAGAAGGATTTTCTGTGACATGGTATCCACATCTGTACAGAGCCAAATGCAAACCATTGGTAGACAGCCAAGAATACAAGCAGATCCTAGACGGTATCGCCAACACAGACTCAGACCGAGGCGCCTACAATGCTGACATCACATACTATCCTGGAGATATTGTTACAGGAACAGACGGCAAGAAATATCAAGTAACTCAAGAAGTCACTGGAATAGCACCGCCAGGTTCATTAAATAATCCCTACTATATGATTGCTGACACGCTGAAAGATATCATATCAACCTATAACAAAGAAATGCAGATCACTTCGGCTGTTTTAAATCAAGCAGAAGCAGATGCTCCTAAGAGTGGATATGACACCGGCAAGTTCTACACCTTGCAGAGAGCAGAAGATGGTACGGCAGAATTAACTTCTGTGGATGCCACTGCTGTAACTGTGGATACTGAGACGCAGGCCACTGACATAAATGGCACACCGTTGCTTGATACGGACGGCAATCCTATCTACGCAGGACAGACTGCTAGCTCAGTGTTAATGCCTGCAGACGGAGATGGCTATAATGGATATCTAACCAAAGATGGCCTGCCACCTAACGGTGCTCCATTTACTGCAGTGAATTTAGCTGCAGGTATTGCATTTCCTATCAATCCTACTGTAGGACAGTTTGCTCTTAGGACCGATTATCTACCCAACAGACTGTTTAGATTTGATGGCAGACGTTGGACTAAATTTGAAGACAATGTGCGTATGACCATGAACAATCTCGGAGCCAGTGATGTGGCTGCAGGTGGCACCTATGCTGGCAAAGATATTCGTCAGACACAAAAGGCCACATTTGTGAATAATACTACAGTTACTACTATAGATGGACATGAGACAGAAGAAAAACAAAGCCTCACCAAGGCACTTAGACCACAGGCGGACGAATAATGGATTTTTTCTATGACGGGCAAATAAGGCGCTATGT